GGCTCTCGCCGATATGGGGGTTTATGCCTCAGCAACTGACGCCCAAAATGCCATTAATACCGGCGTTGAAAAGCGTCGATTTTTCCCCGTTAAGGGCAGCGGCAATATTTGGGCATGGCGCTATGAAAATGTAGCCGGCGCAGCCACACGAACCCATGACTATCTGCGCAATGGCAGATCCATCCTGAATATTGAGCAGTGGTTGGGTGTCCGGTTGTACGACCAAACAGGCGAGACAAACAATTATTTTGTCAGGGCAACCGGGCCAGACACAGGAAAAATCCAAACCTCACCGGGAACGGCGGTCGCCTGCTTCCCGGTTTATGCCGGCCAGACCTATAATGTAACGGCTGCCGATTACCGGTCTGATTATTTTGCTATCGCGCTGAAAACGGATAGCACACTGACCGGTGATACGTTGGGATTAATTTCATTTACAGACAACGGCGATCGCAAGTCGTTTTCAGTCCCCACTGATAGTCATGCGCAATTCGCCTTTATTAATACCGTCATCCCAAATGGCAAATTTGATATTCGGGATAATCTCGCCGTTGAAGTAGACCAAATCAATCAGGTTAACGGCATTCCCATTGTCGATGCCTGGGCCCGTGAATCACTGATCGAAAGCAGTCTTGCATTTATTGAAGAGGATGGCGGGCAGCTGTACGCACCGGAAAATGACCAGGTGAATTATTTTGTCAGGGCGCTCGGCGCTGACGCGGGGAAAATACAGACGTCTCCGGGCGCAATGCTAACGCATTTCCCCGTCACCCCCGGCAAAAAATACACGATCTATGCATCAGACTTTACCTCGGATTTCTTTGTCGTCGCGCTGAAAACTGACAGCGTATTAACGGGGAGCACGCTGGGGCTGATTGAGCTGGAGAACGGCGGGAGCTACAGATCGTTCTCCGTACCGGAAGACAGCCCGGCGCGATTTGCGTTTATGAACGTCGTGCTGCCACTGCAAAAATGGGATATTCGCACCGGATTGACAGTAACAGGCCCCGCCCTGAAAGCGAAAAGTATCAACGGCCACGAGGTGTACGACGCTAAAGCCCGCGATATGATCGCAAGTTTGGGCGAGTCGTCGATTTTGACGGGTAAAGAGGCAGTCTATTTTGGCGACAGCATTACAGCCAAAAATCCCCGCACAAAGAAAAACTATCACGAATACATCGCCGAGGCTGTTGGCGGGATGCAGATCAGAAACTATGGGATCAGCGGCAGCGGATTTTATGACCGCTACGCAGATTCAGCCACAATTAAAGAAAACCCTGATTATGTCGTGATATTTTTGGGTACAAACGATTTCGGCGAAGTGGGCGGTCGAAAACCGCTGGGCGCACTTTTCGACGAGGGAACGGCGACGGTATCGGGGTGCATAAATAGATTGCTCTGGGACATCATCACCAAATTTTACGACAAAAAGATCGCAATATTGACGCCCATCCCGCGCCTGACCAGCTACGGCAGTAATTCGAGCAATAACGCGTCAGGATTTACGCTTGAACAGCTTGCGGAGTTAATTCAGCAATACGCGGCGCATTACTCTATCCCCTGCCTCGATCTTTACCATGAGAGTAATTTGCCGGTGTATATCCCCGCAGGCAACGCGCACTATTTTACACAGCCGGGCGGCACGCAGCCGGACGGGCTGCACCCTAATGATGCCGGGCATATGGTGCTGGCGAGAAAAATACGCGTCTTTATGGAGTCCCTTTAACAGCCGGGCGGATTGCACATGATGAAAAAATATTACTCTGTTATCACAACCATCGGTGCGGCCAGACTGGCAGACGCTGTCGCCACCGGCACAATGCTCGATATTACCGAGATGGCCGTCGGTGACGGCGGCGGCGTATTGCCACCGCCAAACCCCGAACAAACGACGCTGATCAATGAAGTCTTTCGCGAGCCATTAAATCGCCTGTCCATAACCAGTGCTGCCGCCAATGTCGTTGAAGCTGAAATGATTATTCCCGCCCAGGCTGGCGGGTGGTGGCTGCGCGAGGTAGCGTTGTTCGCGTCCGATGGCGCATGTATAGCCGTCGGTAACATGCCGGAAAGTTACAAACCTCTGACGACTGACGGATCAAGCCGCACCGCGGCTGTACGTATGCAACTGACAGTCAGCAGCACTGACAATATTGAGCTGATTATCGATCCAACAGTCATCATCGCTACCCAGCAAGACGTTACCGCCGTAAAAAACGAGGCCAAGGACTACACGGACGAGGAATTGAGCAAGCTGGACGAAAGCATAAAAAACGCTATCGCCGACGCTGTGAAAGGAGCTATCCGCGACACCTGGGAGCAAGACAACCCTGTCGGCTCGTCGCGCCTGTTCAATCAGAACGTGAACCCTAACGAAAGATGGCCTTGGTCAACGTGGGAATATGCCGGCGAGCACCTGACCATCAGAACGGCGAAACAGGACGGCTCCGATGTTGGTACCCTGGGTGGCAGTGACACGGTGACCATTGCGCGCGATAATCTGCCGGCGGAAGAAATCAACGTATCGGGTACGGCGCAAGATACCGACCTTGGGACTAAACGCACTAAGTCAGGCGGAATGCACTCTCATCATGGCGTACCTAAGCGCAACAGTGATTATGAGTTGGGCGGTAACAATCGGGTATTCTTCGATCCATATCAAGAAGGTGACACGGACGAAGCCGGAGAACACGACCACGAAATTGAGTTAGGCCAGCACGGCCATAACGTTTCTGGGGAAACAGAAGCGCTTGGCCGAGGGCAAGCGATTAGCATCGTGGAGCGCCACAAGCTACAAATGTTGTGGCACCGTGTAGCATAAGCCCCACTCCGGGGCTTCATTTTTTCCTGCAGCATAGCCATCATTAACTGTGTTGACCATACCAGCAAACATAGACACCCACAGTAATTCACCTGACCATTGTGCCAGCTTCCACACAATGCCCAGCGCATGCACTTGACGCCATCAGCGAACACCATAGCGGAGAAACCTTAACCGGAACCGGAGATCCGCCCGATGGCTGAAGATTATCATCATGGCGTTCGTGTCCTCGAAATTAACGAGGGTACCCGCACAATCACAACCGTAAGCACAGCAATTGTGGGGATGGTCTGCACCGCCGACGATGCCGATGCTACGGCCTTCCCACTCAACACTCCTGTATTGCTGACAGACGTCCTGGCCGCAAGCGGCAAGGCCGGAGAAACCGGCACCCTCGCCCGCTCCCTGGATGCTATCGCCGACCAGGCAAAACCAGTTACCGTTGTTGTCCGTGTCGAACAAGGCGACACCGAGGCTGAAACCACAACCAACATCATCGGCGGAGTTGACGCCACTACGGGCAAGAAAACCGGCATGAAAGCCCTGCTGGCTGCGCAAAGTCTGTTAGGTGTGAAGCCGCGCATTCTGGGTGTACCTGGCCACGACAGTAAGGCCGTCGCCACTGAATTGCTGTCAGTAGCTCAAAGCCTTCGCGCATTCGCCTACCTGAGCGCCTATGGATGCAAGACGGTTTCCGAAGCCATTGCTTATCGCGAGAACTTCAGCCAGCGCGAGGCCATGCTGATCTGGCCAGATTTTCTGAGTTGGGACACTGTGACCAATGCAGACGCGACGGCGTTCGCTACCGCCCGCGCATTAGGACTGCGCGCCAAAATTGACCAGCAGACGGGCTGGCACAAAACGCTGTCAAACGTCGGCGTTAATGGCGTGACCGGCATCAATGCAGATGTGTTTTGGGACCTGCAGGACAGCGCCACCGATGCCAACCTGCTGAACAAGAACGACGTCACCACACTGATCCGCAAGGATGGCTATAAGTTCTGGGGTTCCCGCACCTGTTCCGATGATCCATTGTTCCAGTTTGAAAACCACACCCGCACTGCGCAGGTGTTGGCGGACACAATGGCAGAGGCGCACATGTGGGCCGTTGACATGCCACTGCACCCATCACTTGCCAAAGATATCCTGGAAGGTATCAAGGCCAAATTCCGTGAACTGAAATCTGCTGGCTACATCATCGACGGCAATGCCTGGATTGATGACGCGGCGAACGATAAAGACACGCTGAAAGCCGGGAGACTGGTCATTGATTACGACTATACGCCGGTCCCGCCGCTGGAAAACCTGCTGTTACGCCAGCGCATCACTGATCAGTACCTGGTCAATTTCACCCAGAACGTGAACAGCTAAGGGGCACGCAATGGCATTACCACGCAAATTGAAATACCTGAACCTCTTCAATGAGGGGAACAACTGGCAGGGGATCGTTGAGTCCCTGACGCTGCCAAAGCTGACGCGCAAGCTTGAGAACTACCGCGGCGGCGGCATGAGCGGTAGCGCCAAAGTCGATCTGGGGTTGGACGACGACGCGCTTGATGTTGAATGGACAATTGGCGGCATCGAAGCACTGCCGATTAAGCAGATGGGCGTCGCAAAACTGGACGGCGTTATGCTGCGTTATACCGGCTCAATTCAGCGCGACGACACTGGCGAAGTACAGGCAGTAGAAGCGGTGATCCGTGGACGCCATAAAGAGCTGGATTTTGGCGAGCACAAACAGGGCGAAAACTCGACCACCAAAATTTCTACCGCCGTGACCTACTTCAAGTTGACCATCGCCGGCGAAGAAATTTGCGAGATCGACACGGTGAACATGATCGAAAGCTTCGGCGGTGTCGACCGCCTGGCTGAGCACCGCCAAGCCATCGGCCTGTAATTCCTGCGGCGCCGGAACGCCGGCGCCCTCTTCTTTCTGAAAATCGTGGAGCACAACCAAATGACCGAACCGACCAAAGTAATGCTGGACACTCCAATCCAACGCGGCAAGACCGAAATCACCGAGATCACCCTAACCAAGCCACAGTCTGGCGCGCTGCGCGGTGTGAAGCTTGCCGACCTGCTGGAAATGGATTATTCAGCCGTGGCAACTGTCTTGCCGCGCGTTTCCACACCTTCACTGACGCCGCAGGAAATCAGCGAAATGGATCCGGCTGACTTTACGCAGCTGGCGGGCGGCATCGTCAGTTTTTTGTTGCCGAAATCGGCGCTGGAATCCCGGCCGGTTTAACCGTTGAAGACCTGATGGCGGATATCGCCGCCATCTTCCACTGGCCGCCGTCGGAAATGTACCCGTTCACCTTAACCGAACTTTGGGACTGGCGGCACCGGGCACTGATTCGAAGCGGAGAAAGTGATGAGTGACCGCAATCTAAGACTGCAGGTTATCCTGAACGCGGTGGACAAAATCACCCGCCCCTTTAAGAC